GGCGCGACGAGACGTCCACACGTGGTATTTTACTACCGGCAAAGCCAAGAGGCTTGCTATTTGTCCCCGGGCTAGGTGCTGACAGACCTAGTTAATCCCCCCCAGGGTGTTCGCGCGCCACGCGAACAAAAGCCACCACGGAGTGGTGTCAGGGCTTCACGTTCAAGACGGCCATGGCGAGTGGCGTCTACAAGGGTGCGAAAGCGACTCACTTGCGCTGGTTTTTCTTCTTCTTCGCGAGTTTAGGCCGTTGCTGTTTGACGACGGTAACGCGCGAGAGATTCTGAGCTGTGGCTTGGCGGGCCACAGATTTAGACGGGTCGATCTGGCCTACAATGGATGCGATTCCATTGGCTACGGGAGCTAGACCAGGCGCGACCATGCCAACAACACTGGCGAGCGGGCGGGCAATGGTGTTGATGACGGAGGTAACTGCGCGCCACCAATCGCCCATGGCATTCTCATTTACCATGACGGCGGGTGGCAGGAAGTTTATCGCGGAACCGTACAGCTCAAGGGCGCGCACATCATATGCCGCAGATGGCGACGCGAGCACTGCTAGGTTGGGTTCATTCCAGGATGGGGCTCTCTCCACGTAGATGCGAACCTTCAACTGGAGAGACGTTTGGTTAGAAAGTCCAGTGAAGAACGCGCCGGTGGTGTCGAAGGGTGCCGTCTGAGTAACATACGGCGTGTAGGCTTTAGCATCAACGTCAGGAACGACGGGCGTGAGAGCATTAGCATACACCGTGGCAGCGACACCAGGGTCGGCGGAAGGGTCCACAAGCGTGTGAACAGTAGAGGCAATTCTTAGCGGATTGACGACGCTTGACTGGAAAACGGTAGCGTAGACACCGTCTTTAGCTTCCCAGGTGCGGGTGCCTTTGAGAAGATTGGCGCTCGCAACATCAACAGGAGGCGCACGTATGCGCGACCCGGAAAGGGTGCTATAGGAGGTCTTTGCTACGTTTTTCCACACGGTGGTGTTCGGTGCAATTGCCTGGGGCATGCGATAGGTAGTGACCGAACCCTGCTTGTAGATCTCGGCGGTGGTGTTGTGGACCTCGAATCCCATGGCAATAATGCGACTATTGCCAGACAAGAGGTCTTCAGTACCATTGGCAGGTAGAATGTCATTGCCGTTGCCGACGACATTGGGTATCTGCGGGCCGAAAGCGGCACCTGCGGCGACAGCATTTATGTTGATTGGTGCCAACATAAATTGGGCAGCGGGAGCAGGATCAGTAATAGAAGACCAGTCAGCAGCTTGATTGTAGACTGGTGTGCCCGTGTAAGAACTTAACACGGGCATGGTGAAGACATGGCAATCCCAGTTCGCCACGCCGGCAGAAGTGGGTTTGGTGATAGTCTTTTCGTACTGATAGCAGGCGACGATGGTCTGAGAGACATCAGCGTCGGGGTAACCAGCTAAGGTGTGATTGAAATCATGGAATGGATCGAGCGACGTTAAAAGCCAGTCTTTTCCAGCGGAGGTGAGAGTGCTACTTGCGACCATCTGGTCCAAGGCATTCTTCGTATCTTTGCGTTTCAGCATGTTTGTAGTTAAAGTGCGTAATGCTCTATAACTGAACGCGGGCTACGTCTACAACCGATCGCCGATCGGTCACTCGGCCCGTTACCGAGGACTTGCTCACAATTGGGGCGGGTGCGCTAGACCCGGGCCGTAGCCTGTTGCCCCTCCAGTGCCCCCTCAACAGTCACGTCGGTAGACGCTATCGAGGGGAGCAAAGCGAGCGAAGGTGCTAGCGGTTGGTGTCAAGACATGCTGGGCGAGGAAAGCAGCCCAAGCCGCGAGAGTGTCTGGAGTCCAACCGTAACGATCGTAGATAGCCTGCAACGTCGCAACATGGTAGCCGGTGAAAGCTTCAGCCCCAGGCGTCATGCCGGTGGGCATGACATCGGAAAAATAGGAGCTGGTCTTGAAGAGGATCACGGGCTGTGCTCGAAGATGGCGAGTGTTTGCGAGAATGTGTTGCAGGTATTCACGTAGGATGGGCAGATGTTGGCAGATGGGCCAAACGCCAAGGGCGTTGCCTCGGAGCAGGGTGAGGCCGGTCTGGTGTCTGCCGCGCCGATCCATATACGCACGGCTATCGACCTTAACCCAGGGCATTTTGGTTAGAATGCGGCCGGGTTGAGGGCCAAAAAGCCAGTGGTCCCCCATGGGCCAGACCATGCCACTACAATAATCGACGTCGATGATATTGTTACGCCAGTTACATACCAAAATCTGACCTAGACGTTTGTAGTAGGCCACAAGAGCAGGTATGATATGGGGACCAATGTCAGAGCCAGTGGCGGCAAGCCACTGGCAAGGGTCGACTAGAGTAATCGCATCGTCACCAGCTATCATATGGAGGATAGCGGGTTTGGCGGTGGGGAGAACAAGAGCATTGTCGGTGACGTACTGAGCTTGGCGCGACCCCACTTGGAGGCAGGCTCCATCCGCATCGTAGAGATTATCCGTAGACGCGGTTAGGGGTGGTCGATGGGCCATCAACCGTGGTAGAAGGCCCGAAAGCTTGTAGATCACATATGACTTGTCTATGTAATTATGGAGGCTGTTGTTGATGAAAGTGGTGAAATCACCGGAGTTGGTCTCACCTCCCTCAGAGATGAAACTGACACCGTGATTAGAGCGGCCGCGCTTCCAGCAAAGCGTGGCACGAAGGAGATCACAAACATAATGCGGGAGCGAGAAGTGTTGCTCTAGTTCATCAATCAAAATTGCGTGTTTCCATCCTTTGGTGCTAGCATCAAAGCGGGTCTTGTCCTCATCCCAACCCACGTAGCCGTGCCTTGTCGCCCAAGCCAACCATGCACCAACACGTTGCGAGGTCGTTGATGCAGTGAGGAAGACATGGGCGTTGTGATTCATCACATTGCTCAGGTGGGCTTGCAAGGCTACGATGGTGGGTCCGACGGCTGCTTGGAAAACGCCAGAGCGTGCGCTGATCATGCGAGGGTCAATGTCGACAGCAGGAGTGATCGCGTCACGTTGGCTAGCCGGGTCAGGACAAGCGCTTAATTCAGAGGCATAAGTGGATACGACGACTTTACCCACGAGAGCTTCGAGTTTAACAAACAAAGATATGAGCAAGTTCCAAGTTGCAAAGGGGTCATCCCCTTGATCTAACTGCTTGAAAGCGTGTTCATACTGTCTCTGTTGTGCAGGTGGGTAATGGCGAAGGAAGGCTGCCCTGTTCACTGGTAGAAGCAAGACACGCGGTCCTAAGAGAGCCACCGCATTCGTGGAGACAAATTGTCTGAAGTCGTCTCGATCAGCTTGGGAGACAACGTCGAAGATGGTAGGGAATGCACGCGACGTAACGGAGACGTGCTCTGAATACTGGGTGGATGCAACGACGGCAGGGGCGGGCAAAACGACCAGTCCTAAAGCCTGGGCGTATGGTTTGCCGGCCTCTCCGGGCCTGGTCGTAGACCGCACGGTGACTTTCGCGGTGGTAGCGGAAACCTTTCGCGAGGTGGGCGCGGTTACGATAATGGCGGGTGGGATCATGATGGTACACTGGGGCGTCGG